ACCCAAGCAGTTGCTCCTTATCAACAAACTCAAGGAACCGATCTCGGTGGTCCAAAGCCAGATGGCAACGATGAGGGAGAAGATAATCCTGGTGCTAAAGCAGCTGCTCCAATTACACCAGTCAGTGGTGATCCCCAGCAAAGAGCTGGCGAATCCACTGGTATGAACGCAACTCCTACTGTTGGTGCTCAAGTTGCATATGGAACCAGCACTGGTCCAGATGTAACCTATCCAATCAAGCCTTCATTTGAGGAGATTGACTTATCTGGTGATGTTGCCGCTCTTACCGAAGGCGAAGATCTTTCGGAAGATTTCAAAACTAAGGCAAAAACAATTCTAGAAGCTGCTGTCAAGTCACGTCTTGTAGAAGAAGCAGCTAAGCTAGAAGAAACTTTTGAAACAAGAGTTAACGAGAAAGTTGAAGCTATTAAAGCAGAACTTTCCGAAGAGGTTATGGGAACCGTTAACTATGCTATTACCAATTGGGTAGAGCAAAATCAAGTCGCTATTGATCGTGGTGTTCGCAACGAGATTACTGAGGACTTCATTGCGGGTCTTAAGAATCTCTTTAAAGAGCATTACATCAGCGTTCCTGACGACAAAGTTGATGTTGTCGAGGAGATGTCTGAACAGCTTTGTGAGATGGAAGCACGCCTCAACGAACAGGTTGAGCGTAATATTGAATTAAATAAGCGTCTTGCTGAGTCACATAGGGAAGTAATTTTGAAGAATATTTCAGAAGGACTTGCTGATACTCAGAAAGAGAAACTTGCTTCATTGGCAGAGGGAGTAACATTTGAATCGGCAGAGAAATTTGCTGAAGCAGTTAAGACTCTTCGTGAGTCATACTTCCCCAACGCTGCACCTGTTGCAGAAGTAACCGATGAAACTCCAGTAGCATCTGAAGATATGTCACCAGCAATGGCAGCATACCTCAATGCAATTTCACGCTGGAAGTGAATTTTATAAATAATACATACCAACTTTTCAAAGAAAACACAAGGAGAAACTAATGTTTAACGCTAGACATCTCCAGGAAAAGTGGGCACCTGTTCTTGAGCACTCCGAGGCTCCTTCCATTAAGGATAATTATAGACAGGCTGTTACCGCAGTTCTCCTGGAAAACCAAGAGAGAGCTCTTCGTGAAGAGAGAGCTATTCTTAACGAGACCACCCCAGTAAACAGCTTTACTGGTTCTGCTGCACTTGCTGGTGCTTCAGGTGCTGCCCTATCTTCAGCTGCTAATAACGCAACTGGACTTGCTGGTTTTGATCCAATTCTAATCAGCCTAGTTCGTCGTTCAATGCCAAACCTTATGGCATATGACGTATGTGGTGTTCAGCCAATGAGCGGTCCTAACGGACTTATCTTCGCAATGCGTTCACGCTACGAGAATCAAGCTGGCGAAGAGGCACTCTTCAACGAGCCTGATACTGGATTCTCTGCTGGTTACGACGCTGCACTTGGCGACTACAACGTTCGCACTGGTGCTGGTTCAGGTGGAGATTCTGAGGGTAACAACCCTGCACTTCTCAACGATACCCCTGCTGGTACTTACGAGGTAGCTCGTGGTATGAGCCGTGAGAATCTTGAGCGTATGGGCGAAGCTGGTCGTCTCTTCCGTGAGATGAGCTTCAGCATCGAGAAGACCTCTGTTACTGCGAAGTCCAGAGCTCTACGTGCTGAGTACACCCTAGAACTAGCACAAGATCTCAAGGCAATTCATGGTCTTGATGCTGAGCAAGAGCTTGCAAATATTCTTTCAAGCGAAGTTCTTGCAGAAATCAACCGTGAGGTTGTTCGTACTGTTTATACAGTTGCTAAGAAGGGTGCTCAGAACAACGTTGCTAACGCTGGTATCTTTGACCTTGACGTTGATTCAAACGGTCGTTGGTCAGTTGAGAAGTTCAAGGGTCTTCTTTTCCAAATCGAGCGTGATGCAAACGCAATTGCACAAGACACTCGTAGAGGAAAGGGCAACTTCCTAATCTGCTCGGCTGACGTTGCTTCAGCTCTTGCAATGGCAGGTGTTCTTGACTATTCCTCAGGTCTAACTGGTGCTGGTGGTCCTTCCATCGGTCAAGTTGATGACACTGGTAACCTTGCTGTTGGAACCATCAATGGTCGTATTAAGGTCTTTATTGATCCTTATTCAGCTAATGTTTCCGACAAGCACTATTATGTAATGGGTTATAAGGGTTCTTCTCCTTATGATGCAGGTCTCTTCTATTGCCCATACGTACCTCTCCAGATGCTACGTTCGATCGATCCTGAGACCTTCCAGCCTAAGATCGGCTTCAAGACACGTTACGGTATGGTTTCGAACCCATTCGTTACCACCAACGGTGCTTACAATGGCACTCCAGACGGCGAGACTCTCACCGCTGGTGCAAATATGTACTACAGAAGAGTACAAGTTATCAACCTCATGTGATCTATCACTGAGTTTACAGAGACCCGAAAGGGTCTCTTTTTTTTATGCAAATAAATAGTATGTAGCTTGGGAAGTTGACATGCCTGCTGAATGGTACAAGGAGCAACCTAAAAATAGAAATCATTTATCTCCAATAGGATTCAAGTTAGTTCTTGAAAAATTTGAAGGAGTTGATTTCTTTTGCCAAACAGCAAATCTACCAGACATTTCTGTTCCTGTAACAGAAGTCCCAACAAGATTTAGGAATTTTCCTATTGTTGGTGGAGGTGGTGTTTCTTATGGAGATTTAAATCTCACATTTATTATTGACGAAGAGTTAATTAATTACAAGTCAATACATAATTGGATCAGGGATAATGGTGCTTCGGAGAAGCATATGCCAACCGAAGAACCAGTTTATTCTGGTGGTCAGTTACATATCCTGACTTCAAATTTTAATACTAATCACATTATAGATTTCGAAAATCTATTTCCAGTCAGTTTAACTGAAATCGGTTTTGACGCTACAGTAACCGATATAGAATATTTCTCAGCACAAGTCGTTTTTAAATTTACAAATTATACTTTCCGTGATAAGAACTTTAAACTATGAAATTTGAACAACTCGTTAAGATTTTTGACCACATAAAATCAGAGTGGAAAAAAGATACTGAAATTGATTTCCAATTTAAAAACAAAGAATACACAGAAGATTTGGCAAGGTTATCATTAGAGATCCCTTTTCAACACAATAAATACTTAAACCATTACACAGATCTTAATCAAATTAAAACTTCTCTAGAATTTGAAATTCGAAAACTGGTTAGAGAAAAGCGTGAATACTATGGTGGCGAAGCAGATCCTAAAGTGTATGCAGAAAAACCATTTGGATCTAGCATTAAGACCGCAGAAAAAATGAAGGTCTATCTTGAATCAGACGAAGAAATTATTAATCTAGAAGCAAAGATCAAATACATTGATCAAGCGTTACATTTTCTAGATCAAGTTTTAAGGATGATTTCACAAAGAAATTATCATATTAAGAATGCTATTGAATGGGAAAAATTTATTAATGGCAATACATAATGTCTAGAATTGTAATCCGCAAAAAGAATGAAGTATTTCTTCAGATCCAGTCCGAACCTCATGTACATCGTGAGTTGTCGGACTATTTTTCTTTTGAAGTACCAGAAGCAAAATTTCTAAAAAGAAATCCCAAGTATCGCTATTGGGATGGGACTATTCATTTATACTCACCAGCAACAGGAGAGTTGTATGGTGGTCTTTTACCACATTTAAAAGAATGGTGTGGAGAAAGGCAATATCAATTACAGTATGAAAATAATGATTGGTATGGCGAAGTAGAAGAAACCAATGGTTTTGTTTCCCCTGGTGGTATCAAAGTGTATATGGATAAGATTTGCAAATATCCACCAAGAGATTATCAGTATGCCACTGTGTATAAAGCACTTAAGAATAATCGTGGATTATTTTTATCGCCAACAGGATCTGGAAAATCCTTGATGATTTATAGTATTGTAAGATACTATGTTGCCACAAATAAAAAAATTCTGCTTATTGTTCCGACTACTTCGTTGGTTGAGCAAATGATTAAGGATTTCAAAGATTATGGATGGAATGCTGACGAATACTGTCATACGATATATTCAGGCAAAGATAAAAATACAGACAAACCTGTTATTATTTCCACTTGGCAATCAATCTACAAGTTTCCCAAGAGATATTTTGACGACATTGATTGTGTTATCGGTGATGAAGCACACCTATTTAAGTCAAAATCTCTCACAGGAATTATGACTAAACTTCATAATGCAAAGTATCGTT